CATCCGGCGAAGTGCTACATCAACCGCGCCGTGGTGTCGGCGGGGACGGTGCCGGCCTCGACGAGCGGCACGATTCTGGGCGTGATTCAGAAGTACGACGCTTCGGCCAACGCGGCCGTGACGCTGACGGCGGACGTGGATCTGGAGGCGCTGACGGCCAAGGAAGGAACGGCCGTGGCCCTGCTCTCCACCCTGACGGATGCGCAGCGGACGCTGGACACCGGGGACACCCTACAGTTTGTCGTGACCACGGATAACACCGTGACCACGGCGGCGGTTGACCTGATGGTCAACGTCGAGCTGTTCGTGGAGGCCTGACCGAGTGCCGGTGCTACTCAATAGCGCCGGCCGGCCCGAGCCGTCGTCTGAGATTAGTCGGCGGCTCCGGGCTATCCACGCCGGATTGCACTTGCGGTTTATGGACTTTGCCTCTGGCAACTGGGCCATTTGCATGGCGTGGCAGCCGGAGGATCATCGATTTGAGATGGTGCAGCGTGGCGAGTTGTCGCCGGACGCCACCTACGACATCCTCGGCTATCTGCCGCTGGACTGTCCGGCAGAGCAGGCCCCGGGCTATCTGGAGCGGTCGTTCCGTTCCTTCCCCCGCGAAGATGTCCAGCGGATGGCGGGCCATGTGAATCAGTTTAACGCTGGGGTGACGGCCGATGCCGCCGAGCAGGCGCTGGCCGAGGTGCTGGACATGGCCGACCCGAGTGCGAGCAGGTCTGGCAAGCGCTCCAAGAAAGTTTCCTAACGCTCCTTCCCAGAGGTTCCGGTGGCCGTCACCAAAGCTCAACTGATTGCGCTGACCCGCGAGACGATGGACGCCGTCTCATCGGATCGGTGGTCGGACGCTACCATCACGCGGGCGCTGAACAGCGTCTACGGGGATGAGTGGTCCAACATCTTGAACGCGCAGCCGTACTACACCTTTGGCAAGCGCACGGTGACCACGGACGTGGATGGGCAGGTGGCCTTCAGCGCCCTGAATACGGGGAGCGGGGACAGCCAGCAGAACTTCTACCGGGTCTTGTCGGTGTCGGACGGCAACGTCCTGTACACGCAGACGCGGTTCCAGGATGTCCCCCTCGCCACAACCACGAACTACCTGCCGACCTACCCGCGCCTCTTCTACACGGCCGGGCAAACGCTCCAGATTCTGCCGGTGGCCAGCGGGACGACGCTCTACGTCTTTGTTAACTACAAGCCGACGAGCTTTTCGGACCTGACCTCGGACAGCTCAACCATCAACTTCCCTGATGGCGGGGAGTGGGTGCTGGCCAACGAGGCCGGCGCGATGCTCCTTAACAAGGGCGGGGCCGAGTCCACGGCGGCGCAGGTGCTTCGCCGGGAGGCCGAGATGCAGCGCGGGCTGATGCTGGACGATCTGCGGCGGTACACCATCAACCCGACGATGATGGCGTATCCGGACCAGAAGTACGACTGGTCGGGTGGCTGATGTCGCGCCCCCTGATGCGGGACGCGCAGATTAGCTTTGCCGGGGGCCTGAACACCGTCTCGGACGACCTTGCGCTCCAGCCGGACCAGATTCGGTTGGCGCAGAACGCACGGCTGAACGAGTATGGGGCGATTGCCAAGCGGAACGGGAGCGTCAAGGTGGGGACGACGGCCCTGTCCAATGTGCCTCAGAATGGGTTCTCCTGGGTCCGGGACAGCGGGGCGGTGCAGGGGATGGTCGTGGCCAACGGGACGCTCTACACGGCCAATATGCTCTCTCTGCCAGCCGCGTCATGGACGGCGCAGACGGGCACGCTCAGCACGTCCGTCACGCCCACGTTTGCCTCGTTTATCAGCGGGGGGTCCACAGATGTCGTCTATATCGCGGATGGCGGGAAGATCAACCGGTGGAATGGCACGACCCTGACAACGGATATTGGCGCGAACACGCAGGCCGTATCAGTCATCAAGGTGCATAACCAGCGCCTCTGGGGAGCCGGGAACAGCACCTATCCCGACAGCATCTTCTACTCGGGGCTCAATAACGGCGACTCCATTGGGGACGCCGTTACCTCGGGAGCCGGCGGCGGCCAGATTATCGTCCGCACCTTCAGCGATGAGCGGATTATCGGGCTGGCCTCGGTTGGCTCGTCGCTCCTCATTTTCCATCGGCGCGGCATCTCCCGCCTGACCGGGTTCGGGCAGGACGACATCACGGTCCAGCCGGAAGGCATCTCGTCCCAGACGGGCACGATTGCCCCGTTCTCCATCGTGGAGGCCGACGGAATCGCCTACTTCCTGTCGGATCGTGGGGCGTTTGCGGCCACGGAAGGAGCCGTCGCCTCGCTGGGGACGCCAAGCTCGCCGGACCCCCTCCTCCCGCTGTTGCAGGGGATGACCGAAGCCAACCTGGCCAACGTGCGGGGAGTGCTCTCGCGCCGGACGCAGGAGGTTTGGTGGTTTGTACCGGGGTACGGGGTCTACACCTACCACCTGACGCTCCGGGCATGGTCTGGGCCGTGGGTCGGGGAGTACCTCAACACCGCCTGCCTGTGGGTCAGCCCGGTCAACACGTCGGCGGACCAGTTCGTGATTCGGGGCAACTCGACCTCGGCCTACGACGTGACGGTGTCGGACTACCCCAGCGCCACCAGCGACACCGCCACGTTTGCGGATGGCAGCGCCGGATCGACTATCGAGATGGTGGTGCAGCTCCGGCGGCAGTACTACGGGGATGACACGCTGGCCAAGGCGTTCAAGTGGGGTTTTATTAACGCCATCTTGGGCAGTGGCGCCTCCGTGGTGGTCGAGTGGACCTCTGACCTTGGCGCGGGGACGGAGACGGTCACGGGGGCCTCTGGCGGGACGTGGGACCCCACCGCCACCTGGAACGCGGCGCTGAACTGGGGTGCGCTGGGCACACGCAGTTACCGTATCCCGCTGAGCACGACCGGATACTATCTGGATATCAAGCTGTCCAATTCCGAGAAGAACTCCGTCACGATTAGCCGCTGGCAGACCGAAGCGTTCGCGCTCGGCCGCCGATAACCGAGGAATCTATGGCCGAAACCGTCACGTCGCACCAGTACAGCAACGCCGTCACGCCGGTCAATGGCGGGGCCCTCGACGCGAACGTCGTGCGGACCAACATCAACAACGTCGGCACGACCTACAACACGCACGACAGCGATCCGGGCATCCACGTCCAGTCGTCGGCCGCCGGGAGCCGTCCGGCCGCTGGGACGGCGGGGCGCAAGTGGGTGTCTACCGCGACCGTGGCTGGGGCGACGGTCGCCACGATGGCCTACGACACCGGCTCGGCGTGGGTCACGGACACGACCTTCGCGGTCAGCAACGGCCAGCCGGGCATCTACGACGCGGGCAACTCTGGGTCGTCCAAGGCGATTGACTGGGCGAACGGCCCGATTCAGAAGGTCACGATGACGGCGGCCTGCACGTTCTCATTCAGCAACGCCATCGCCGGCGGCACCTACACGCTGATCCTGGTGCAGAACGGGACGGGCGGCTATGCGCCGACGCTGACGGGCTGGGACTTCGGGGACAACTCGCCGTCCTACAACAGCGGGGCCAACAAGAAGAATGTCGTCTCCGGCCTCTATGATGGCACGGAGTACCTGGCAGCGTTCGCCGTGAAGGGCGCCTGATGCTGGTCCAGCGGATGGCGCTCTTGACGGGTAACCTGCCGCTTCCGGCGCTGGCGAGTGTGTCGTTTTCCCCCGTGCCGCTCGTGCCGAATGACGGCGGCGGGGAGTTCTACATCACCTATAGCATCACCAATCCGGCGGGCGGCGAGTACGTCAACGTGACGTGGGATGTCAACGGGGCTCCCTCGACGACGAGCGGGCCGTTCACCTCGTCGCCGCTCACAATCGCTACGGCGCTCTACACGGGCGATGTGATTGACGCGACGGTAAATCTGTACTCAGCGGCTGGGGCCTTGCTCGACACCTTCGTCCTCTCACCGTACACCTGCTAATGGCCGTCGGAGACTACGACCTCCAGCCGTTTACCTCGCCAGTCGGGGCAGATCCGCAGGCGTGGCAGACGCGCAACAACGACAACTTGCTGCGGGCCAAGTTTGTTGCGCATCAGGCCGATGTGGTGGCGCATCCGACCTCTGGCGCGGCCCTTCCGGCCAGCGGCGAAGAGGGCCAGATTTTCGTTGATACCAGCACCTCGACCATCTACATCTGGCACAATGGGGCGTGGGAGTCCCTGAGTGGCGGTGCGAGCATTGGTCATTACGGTGCGTTCTCGGATTATACGGACCAGTTTGCGGCGGCGGTGAATACCGCGTATGCCATCACGCTGGATACGACCGACCTGTCGGCCGGCGTCTCGGTGGTCAGCAGTTCGCAGATTACGTTCACCTATACCGGTATCTACAACATCCAGTGGAGCGGGCAGTTCGTGAATACGGACAGCCAGATTCACGACGTAGATATTTGGATTCGGATTAACGGGACGAACGTCGTTGGCTCAAACGGGCAGGTCTCGGTTCCGAATCGACACGGGAGTGTGGACGGGCACGTTTTGCCATCGTGGAACTTTGTGCTGTCCCTCAATGCCGGGGACTACGTTCAGTTTGTCTGGCAGACGAGTAGCACGGCGGTCTCTCTCCAGACCCTCCCGTCCAACAACCACCCGAGCACGGCCTCCGTTATCGTCACGGTGACCGAGCAGGCTGGTGGCACGGGACCTCAGGGCAGCCCCGGCGTGATGGGGCTTCCTGGCGCACAAGGGCCATCTGGGCCGTCTGGACCACAGGGCCCTTCTGGGGCCTCCGGATTGCCGGGGATCATGGGCCTGCCGGGGGCGCAGGGGCCGTCCGGGCCGTCCGGTCCGCAGGGCGCATCCGGTGTCTCTGGTGTCCCCGGAATTATGGGCCTGCCCGGAGCACAGGGCGCGACGGGACCTTCTGGCCCGCAGGGTGTCTCTGGCGTCTCCGGTATCTCAGGCGTCCCCGGTATTATGGGGTTGCCCGGCCCGCAGGGGCCTTCCGGCGTATCCGGCGTCTCAGGCGTTTCGGGCGTGTCCGGAGTATCTGGCGTGTCTGGCGTTCCGGGCATTATGGGCTTGCCAGGCACTATCGGACCGAGTGGTCCAAGTGGTCCGTCTGGTCCGTCTGGCGCGATCGGTCCCTCCGGTCCTTCGGGCCCTTCTGGTCCGCAGGGCGTCAGTGGCGTGTCTGGGGTCTCGGGTGTGCCGGGTGTTATGGGTTTGCCGGGTGCACAGGGAGCGACTGGCCCGTCTGGTCCGAGCGGTCCGTCTGGGCCGCAGGGTGTTTCTGGGGTGCCGGGGGCCACTGGCCCGAGCGGGCCTACTGGGCTCACTGGCGCGACCGGCCCGTCCGGATTGCCGGGCGTTATGGGGTTGCCGGGCGTATCTGGCGCGTCTGGAGCGCCGGGAGCTTCTGGTCCGTCCGGCCCGAGTGGGCCCTCCGGCCCTGCTGGGCCATCTGGAACGGCTGGTCCGTCTGGCCCCTCTGGTCCTTCCGGTCCCTCTGGGCCGTCCGGTCCTTCTGGTCCTTCAGGGCCGTCTGGACCTACCGGTGCCTCGCCGTGGCTCTTGAGCGGAAGCAATACCTACTACAACGCAGGCAACGTTGGCATTGGGAATACAAACCCGTCGTATCGACTGCAAGTTGAAAAGACATCAATTAGCGCCCCTGCGTTTATGGTCAGCGGGGCGTACTATGGTGGCCCGCGTATCCAGACGTATGGGCTAGATGCCGATGGATCGGCGTGGATGGGGCTTGGCACGGATATGGGTGGTGGCCCATACGAGCATACCGTGTACTTCCCGGATACGGGAACGTGGGGGTTCTTGGGTTTTGGAACCTACAATGGCACGACGTATTCGGAAAAGATGCGGATTACGAGAACCGGCAACGTCGGGATCGGCACGACGAGTCCGGCGCAGAGACTGCACGTTTACGCAAGCGGAACGGCGATTGCTCAAGTCGAGGGATCTGGCAGTTACGGCATCTTGCGGCTCAAGAACTCAACGCATTCGTCGGACGTTGGCGCAGATAGCACGAGTCTGTATCTAGACAGCGGCGGCGCATATCCGATTGTGTTCTACGCGAACTCGTCGGAGCGGATGCGCATTGCCTCCGATGGCGTTGTATCTATTGGCGGCAACACCGCCCTTCACGCTGGAAACTACAGCTCTTACGCGCTCCCGCTAAGCGGCGGGACGGTAACTGGACAAACATTCTTTACTGGCGGTGGAACGACAGCAAACGTCGTTCTCGACAAAAACATTGCCTCGCCCGCGAACTACTACAACGGCCTACAACTCGAAGTGCGGGCCACAAGCGGAACTGCAGGCATCTCACTGCACCGTAATGGATATTCGCACGTTGGCATCTATCACGATGCGATTAATTCGATAAAGTTCAATATGAGTAGCGGAACCGTGACGATGGACTATAACACGGGGACGGTACTCGGCAGTGGCAATTACAGCTCCTACGCGCTTCCATTAAGCGGTGGGACGCTGACTGGTAATCTGACGTTTGCCCAGAGCAGCAACCGTGTGATTCAGTACGGAAGCGCCTCAAACTGGGCGTACTATCTGGCCAGTGAAGGCGACAATTTTAGGTTGTACGATGCACAAAACACCACGTTTTTGCACGCCGTGTATAATGGTGGCGGGCCTGCCAAGTATACCGAACTCAACGGCACACTTCGCGTAACCACTGGTGGAAGCGCGACGGTTAGTGGAAACACCATTCTTAACGCTGGCAACTATACCTCGTATGTCAACTACGGTGCGCCGAACCTTCGAGGCACTTATCAAATAAGTAATTGGAATCAGACGACATATCCAAACTCGCACTTTTTGTCGTCTGAAAACGCTACAACTAACGCTCCAACCGGGGATTATACCTACGGTATTCAGTATTGCTTTCATCGAGATGGAGCTTCGTATCGAACGCAAATGGTTACGTCGCTCTACAGTGACTTAAACATTTGGGTTCGTAATTCACGCGATGGCGATGCGTTTACTAGTTGGAAGGCATTGTTGCATTCTGGCAACTACACGTCTTACTCGCCCTCGCTGACGGGTAGCGGTGCGAGTGGAACGTGGGCCATCAATATTTCTGGGAACTCTGCAACTACCGCTGGTTGCACGTTCTCCAACGACTCGACCGACAAGGACAACATTACCACCCGCACGGATAGCGGTTTTTGGCAGTCAAGTTCTGGAACAACCGCCGAGGGCTGGCCCCGCAATGACAATAGCTGGCAACACCTGATTTCGTGTACGCATAGCAATGATGGCAACTACTATGCGATGCAGTTGTCAGCGAGCTTCTTTAGTCAGAATCTTTACTACCGAAGCACGAACGGAAATGGGTCTACTGGATGGAGCGAGGTTCTCACTAGCTCCTCCTACTCGTCATACGCGCTTCCATTGAGTGGCGGTACGTTGACGGGAACTACCTATTTTTCTGGGGCAAACGGGGGCTTGCAGGCCAACTACAACGGCGGCGTTTCGTTTTACGGAAACGAAATCAACTCTGGCGCGAACGGCGTTACTGGGTCGTTGTACCTCGGTCAACGAAACACAAATGAGGTTTACGTCAAGGGCAACGTTGCCATACACGCTGGCAACTACGGCTCCTACGCGCTCCCGTTGAGCGGTGGGACGGTTTCCGGCGACCTGCGACTCGGCAGTCGCTTGGGCTTCACCGGCTCCGGCAATGCAGGTGATGGTTTTCCGTATGCTCGATTCGTAGAGGCGTATGGCATTCAATTCCAGTCGCCAAGTACGGTTTGGACGCTCTCAACGTCAGGATCATTCCTCGCTGGTATGAACTCTGCTGGTGCCAATTTCGGCACCGGTAACATTGTCGCGACAGGCAACGTCACCGCCTACTACTCGGACGAGCGCCTCAAGACCAACCTCGGGCGCATCGAACGTGCGCTAGAGAAGGTGCGGTCGTTGGAGGGGTTCCGGTACGTCGAGAATGAGCTGGCGCGATCGTTTGGCTACACCACAAAGGAGCCCCAGCTTGGCGTCAGCGCTCAGGCGGTTCAGCGCATTGCGCCAGAAGTGGTGTCGCTTGCCCCGTTTGATATGACTGGTGATGGCAAGGTTGATGGCGACGGAAAGATTTACAGTAAGTCTGGGGAGAACTATCTCACGGTAGACTACTCTCGCTTGGTTCCGCTCCTGATCGAGGCCGTCAAGGAGCTTGCCGATATGGTGGAGGAACTACGCTGATGGCGCTCCCAGCTTCAGGCACCATCTCTATTGACGCCATCCGCATTGAGCTTGGGGTGCCGTCAGCGACCGGCCTGACGATGAGCGGGTTGCCGAATGGCAGTCCAGTGGCCATCAACATCTGGTCAGCGAGCAGGCCATCCACTTCGGCCCCGTACTCGCTATCGCAATGGTACAGCTACAACCATTCGGCGGCGGCTCCGGGCGTCAGCAACTTTTCGGTCATTGCGACAACCGACCCGATATACGGCGGGGTGTATATAACGTGGTCGTATTCCAGCGGCACAAGCCTCAATGTGGACACCACCTACGTTGACTTCAGCTTCAACTATGGGTCAACGTGGACGCAGTGGTATAATTTCAGCGGCACCGGCACGACCTCGATCAGCGACTCGGTCGAGGGTCAGCCGGGGTTTAGCACCCTTGACACAACGTATTTTCGATTGCGAGCCTACGCAAACGGCAACCAAGTTCCCTCCTCTCCGCTGTACGCTTACCCACCCTTCCCGTACTGACCAATGGCGACCGTTTACACCACCGCAATCAACTCCTGCCGCGTGACGAATCAGGGCGACCTGACCGACGTGGTAAAGGAGGTCAACTGCACGATCACCGGCACCGATGATGTTGCGACCTCCTGCACATTCAGCCTGC